TAGTTCCAGTGGTTCTTCATCAAGCTACGTTGACAAGTCCCCCGTCTCATCTGGAAGTGGAACTACTAAATCATCAGCCTACAAGTCAGATGGTAAAGTATCTACGAGTGGTAGAGCCACTGGCGGACTAATCGCTAGACCTAAAAAGTAAGACACAACAATAACTATAATAATAAGGCTACCCAGCATAGGCTGGCCCCATATAATAGGAAATACAAATGACTGAAGTAAATCAAGTACAACCTGTACGTACAGCAGGTTTCGTTAATCCAAAATCAAATAGAGCCAATCGTCGGCGTATTGAAGAGGATGAAGCAGAGCTAAACAAACTCATGAATGGTGAGGAGGATGATACAGAGGAACAAGTAGCCAAAGAAGCTACAAATGACCAAGAAGTATCGTCTGAAGAGCAACCAGAAGAGCAGCTATCTGCTGAAGAGAGTACGTATAAAAAGCGTTACAGTGACCTTCGTAAACACTTGAATGAACAGTCTGCTCAGCTTAAAGAACTAAAAGCTAAACTAGAGAGTGGTGGTAGTGCTGAGCCTATTCGCCCTCCCAAGTCAGATGAAGACATTGAAGCTTGGGCTGCTAAGTACCCAGACTTTGCTGCTATTGTAGAAACCATTGCTGATAAAAAGGCCAATGAGAAGTTTAGTAGAGCAGAAGCACGTTTAGCACAGCTTGATGAGATTAGTGAGAAAGCAGAAACACAATCTGTACTCAATAAGATTAAAGCTGCACATCCTGACTTTGATGATCTACAGGCTAGTGATGACTTCCATGATTGGGCCAATGAGCAGTCTACTCTTGTACAAACTGCCATTTATGACAATAAGAATGATCACCGCAGCCTGATTGATGCACTTAGCATGTATAAAGCTTATGCTGGTCTTGATAAGAAGTCTCGCTCTAAGGCTGAACTGTCTGCTGCATCTGCTGTTGTTAATCGTCGTAGCTCTAAACCATCTAACGATGAAAAGCCTACAACCTTCTCTGAGTCTCAAGTCAGAAAGATGTCTTTTGCTGAATATGAGAAGAATGAGAAAGCCATTATGAAAGCAATGTCTGATGGTAGCTTTAACTATGATGAATCGGGCGGAGCTCGTTAATATATACATATAGTTAAATAAAAGCATTGACACCCCTTAAACTGTAAGTATAACTAGGGGGTGTCGGTAGATAAGTTAAGCCCTACGTATATATAGCTACCTTAACTTATGAGACACTAAACTATCTTTAAAATTACTCTAAAGCCTAACATTTGGTTAAGAACTACCTGGATGATTAGAGGCCCGTTGCACTTGTTTATGCTACTGATCCTAGCGTTAAACTAGCCCAGCGCACCCTTGAAAGTTGAGCCTCTTATGCTGATGATAGAGCTTACTTAGAAATAAGCCTAACATCCTAGGAGGACACATCATGGCTTTTGCATCCGCAGCTGGTTATACAAACCTGCCAAACGGCAAATTTTCCCCAGTAATCTATTCCAAAAAAGTACAGCTTGCATTCCGTAAGTCTACTATTGTTGGTGACATTACTAACTCCGATTATTTCGGTGAAATCGCTAACCAAGGTGATACTGTACGTATCATCAAAGAACCAGAAATCTCTGTATCGGCATATGCTCGTGGCACAACTATTGCTCCACAAGACTTGAACGACACAGACTTCTCGTTGATCGTTGACAAGGCTAACTACTTCGCATTCAAAATGGATGACATCGAAGAAGCACACAGCCACATCAACTTCATGGACCTTGCTACCAACCGTGCAGCATATCGTCTTGCTGACCAGTATGACCAAGACGTTCTTGGTTACCTGTCTGGTTACAAGCAGTCGGCTCTCCACACAGCTGCTGACACTGCTAACGACACGGCTTCTGGCGACAAAGCAGATGCTACTGCTGGTGCTGACGAACTGCTTGCAGTTAACAAGCTTGACGCAAAAGCATTCGGCAACATCACTACAGATCACACTGGCGTAACTGCTCCGTCGATCCCTGTTGCTGCTCGTTTGCCAGGTGCAACTGCACTCCCAACTGCATACGTTTCCCCAGCAATGCTGATCTCCCGTATGTCCCGTTTGCTCGACCAGAAGCAGGTTGACTCTATGGGTCGTTGGATTGTGATTGACCCAATCATGATGGAAGTTCTGCGTGACGAAGATTCCCGTCTCCTGAATGCTGACTTCGGTGATTCTGGTGCTTTGCGTAACGGTCTTGTCCTTAACAACTTCCACGGCTTCCGTGTATATGTTTCGAACAACACTCCTGCAATCGGTACTGGTGCTGGTACAACTGGTGTAGCTTCTCAGGAAGACAACTTCGGTGTTATCGTTGCTGGTCATGACTCTGCTGTTGCAACTGCTGAGCAGATCAACAAGACAGAAACTTACCGTGATCCAGACTCGTTTGCTGACATTGTACGTGGTATGCACCTCTATGGTCGCAAGATCCTGCGTCCAGAAGCAATCGTAACAGCTAAGTACAACCTCGCTTAATTGTAACTCTGGGGTATCCTTTCTGAGGGTACCCCTTCTCTGTTTATAAGGGCTTCAAGATGGTCACCTACGTATCTCTAACAAACGAGTTGCTGAGAAGGCTCAATGAAGTACCACTAGATATTGCTGGTGACGGCTTTGATACTGTACGTAACGTACAAGCACTTGCTAAGGATTCTGTTAATAGCAGCATTCGTCTTATCCTTCAGGATGGCCGTGAGTGGCACTTCCTTAAGAAAACATACACACAGACACTCTCTGCGGGAACTCGTACATATAGCTTCCCAACGGATACCTCTACTGTAGACTGGGATTCCTTTTACTTAAAGAAGACCTCTGGTATTGGTAACACGCCTAGGAAACTTGGCACTCTTACATTTGAAGATTACACACAGAACTACAGAGTTACTGACGATAATGATACAGGCTCTGGTCTTTCTGCACCTACATCCGCTTACCAGACACTAGAAGAAAAGTTTGGTGTTACACCCGTGCCTGACAACTCTTATGAAGTTGATTACGTGTATTGGTCTTTCCCTTCTGATATGCTTGTCTATAATGATGAGTGTGCAATCCCTGAACGGTTTAAGCATGTCATCCTTGATGGTGCTATGATGATCATGATGCGCTTTAGATCCAATGAACAGAGTGCCTCCGTCCACCAGAATAACTTTGAGCAAGGCATTAAGACAATGCGTAGGCTCACAACTGATGATGAGTTGTACTTGAGGTCTACTGTGATTAGAGGTAGAGGCTAGTATGGCTGATAGTCTTGGTTCATTCAAAGCCTACTGCCAAGGTGGTCTAAACACTTCTCGTGATGTGTTGTCTCAGGGTGAGAACTCCCCTGGTAGTGCTATCTCTCTTATCAATTATGAACCAGCTGTCACTGGTGGTTATAGACGTATCAGTGGTTATAGTAACGATTATGGTACTGTTCCTGGTATAGATGAAGTACTTGGTGTTGCTGTAGTAGATGGTCTACACGACGGTATCTTTGCTTGCAGAAAACCAGAAACTGGGTATAACTACTTACACTACTGGGACAACACAACACAGGCTTGGGTAGCAGTCCCATCTGTAGGTACTCCTACAATGGTTGGTGTAACAAAGGTTAGGTTCTCTCGTTACAACTGGGGATACTCTGAGTTCATTATGACTGACGGGGTAAACCCTGCTGCAGTATATGATGGTACAACATACACACAGATTACACATGCTAACGCACCAGGTGCACCAAGGTTCTCTGAGATCTTCCATAACCACATGTTCCTTGCTGGTGATACTACTGAACCTACTAACTTGTACTTTAGTGCACCCTATGACGAGTACAACTACAGCCCAGCAAGTGGTGCAGGTGTCATTAATGTAGGGTTCCCTATTGTACAGATTAAGGCATTCCGTGATGAGCTTTACATCTTTGGTACAAGTAATATCAAGAAGCTTACAGGTACAAGTGTTGCTGACGTACAACTTAAGCAAGTAACTAATGACCTTGGGTGCCTTGCCTCTGATAGTGTTATTGAGATTGGTGGTGACCTACTCTTCTTATCACAAGATGGTTTGAGACCTGTAGCTGGTACAGACAAGATTGGTGACGTTAACCTTGAGACCCTCTCCAAGGACATCCAATCAATCTTTACTGACATTGTTTTTGATATTGACCTTGATGGCCTGAATGCAGTCCTAGTAAGACAGAAGTCCCAGTTTAGATACTTCTTCAAGGCAGCTGACTCTCAAGGTCTTATAGGAGGCTTTAGACCAACACAGGGTGGTTTGTCGCTTGAGTATAGTCAACTCTTAGGCATTGAGGCTACTTGTGCAGATAGTGGTTACATTGGTCAGTTTGAATATGTTATTCATGGGGATTCCGCTGGTAAGGTACACAGACAGGAGTCTGGCAATACCTTTAACGGCACCCAGATCTTTAGTCTTTATCAAACACCATATATCCATATGGAAGACCCAGAGATTCGTAAGATCTTCTACTCAGTAAGTACTTATATGAGAGCAGAGGGTGACAATAGTATTGTATTATCTGCAGTGTATGACTACGAAGACTTTGATAGCTTAAACCCAACAAACTATAATATGGATACTGTAGGTGCTGCAGCTTATTATAACGAATCATTCTATGATAGTACTGCCATCTTTGATGGTAACCCATCCCCAGTCCAGAGAGTTACCATCTCAGGTTCAGGTAAAGCGATCTCACTAAAGTACGTTTCATATAGTTCAGACGCAGCACACAGTATTCAAGGCATTGTTATTACATACGGTGTCGGTGACAGGAGATAAGTCAACATGGCTGGATATACCAGACAATCAGTAGCGGACATCATTGCTAACGCTGTGATTAAAGCGGCACCAGTTAACGCAGAATACAATGCTATTCGTGATGCATTTGCTTTTATTGGTGGTCACAAGCACGATGGTAGTAGCACAGAGGGTGCTTACGTACCTCTCATCGCAGATGTGGATGCCAATAACAAAGTAGTCGTTGATACAATCAATAACTGCATCAGCTTCTTCACTGAGGTTAGTGGTGTCCCTGTAGAACAGGTACGCTTCAAGGATGGGGCTATCGTCCCTATCACTGATAATGATGTTGATCTTGGTGCTGTAGGTGCTGAGTTTAAGGATGTGTACATCAACGGTGTTGGTTACGTTGACACTATTCAGATTCACGAGAATGCTACCATTACTGGTAACCTTACAGTCAATGGCAACACAGTCATTGGTAATGCTAGTACTGATACAGTAACAGTTAATGCGGACGTTTCGTCTAACCTTATTCCTGATGCAGATAGCCTAAGAAGTCTTGGTGATTCTAGCAATTACTGGTCCCACACATATACTGATGCAGTTACGACTACAGGTAATGCAGTAGTAGGTGGTACACTCAGTGTTACTGGTCTATCTACTCTCCCAAGTGTTGATAT